GCTCGTACTGCGCCACCGAGTAAGGAAGCTCACCGGAGTCGAGCGGGTTAAGGTACGCCTTGATCGGTCGCCCGTTGCAGATAAACACGCACCCGCTGACGGCATCCTGACGCTCATCATCGTTCTCGCACTCGCACCCTTCGACACCGGCCGCCTCAAGGTCGCCCTTGGTAAATTCACCGTGGACGATGTACACGTCGAAGACCGCGTCGTCTGGCGTCACATACTCGCCCGGCACGATGCGGTCGACTCCTGCCCTGCGGCCCCTGCCAGCCTTGGAAGCCTTGGGCCCCTCGTTCAGGCATTCGTTGATCTGGCTCGTGATGTACCCATGCTGCCCACGCAACTCACGGAGAGTCTTCGCGTTGAACTCCTCGACCTCGACAACGTACCGCGCCTTCTCGATGTCGCCACCTGCAGCGGGGTCTGGGTAGAAATTCCACGGGCTCACGCGTACAACCGCTGGCGCATACTTCTCCTCGATCTGGAGCGCCCAACCGTTCGGAAGCTTCGTCCACCGTTTGCTGACGTAACGTTTCACGAACGGGCCACGGAGGATCATCGTCCCAAGGACGCAGAAGTCCCAGATGCCCTTGCGGAACTCTGCGTTGTAGTTGCACTCGACAAGTTGGTCCTCGATCTCGCGCTCCATCCGCTTCGCACGCTCCGCCGCCTCTTCGATGGCGTGCTTCGCAGCGTCGGCGGCAGTCAGTTCGGTGCCGTCAGGTTTCATGATCGGCTGGCCGCCAGCGGTCAACACCGTGTCGCGCCCCTTAAGCAGGTCTGCAGAAAGGTCAGGGTTCGGAGTCGGGCGGATGGCGAAGTTCTTGTCGTCCGTCGGCAGCATCATCTCGGAGATACGCGAGATCGCGGCGTTCGTCTTTGGGCGCGTGATGTTGACCGATATTTTGCTGCGCGTAGTCCGCTCACCCGAGACTGTCGCCTCCGTCGCCCCCTCCTGCGCCATCTGCGTCATCGACCTGTACGAGTGCTGCGAGATCTCGGAGCCGTAGTACTGCCGCAGATCCTCGATCCACCGCGACTCGATGCCGCTCGCATCGCGCGCACTGATGGCTTCGTCGATCAACTTCTGGACCGCGACGCCGAACGCTTCGAGGCGCTCAAGGTTCTCGGTCTCCATCGGATAGTTTTCAGTCATCAGTAGCCAACAACCTCATCGAACGGTCTGAATGCGGCAACAACTGGGCCGCTCTTCTCTTTCTTCCGCACCGGCTCCGCGAACGTCAGCGCAAGCGCGTCTGCGATGTCTGGAGATTTCTCGTCGCGCTTCTTCATGCTTTCTTTCGACTCGATCCTCAGGCGACCAGAACTGTCGTACGTGTACCCGGGCGCAGTCAGGTCTGCGAGGATTTCGTCCGACTGCGGCAGCGAACACGGAAACTCTTCCAGCCAACGTTTCATTTCGCCCCACATCTCTGCGCGCCGGTTGACATACTTGTCGTTCTCGATGGCAGTCTCCGCAGCGTTCACCGCGAAGACGACGTTCTTGGACTCATCATCTTGTGCGCCGTACCCGAGTTCGCACAACCGGTCGTACACGCCTGAGCCGATGCCGATCACGTCGATAAACACCGCGTCCGGGTTGTGCGCCTCGATAAAGCGGGCCACGATGCCAGCAACTTCCATCGTGCTCCTCTTGGCGTACGTCTTGGCTGCGCGGACCTTGCGGCCCTGACGGACCACGATAGCCGTCCGGTCGTCACCGTACCGCGCCGGGTCGACTCCGACGACCATCGGGCCCGACGGCACAACGGATTGCATCGCCTGCGCACGCACGACCAGACTGCCCGGGATGAAGGAGTCGCGCGCGTCCGAGACGAAAGCTTCCTGCCAGTTGCACGGATACTCGGCGTGGAACCTGTTGACGTCGCCGTCGAAGTCATTGGCAATTTTCCACCGCCGCCAGACTAGGTGTTCGTCGGTCAGACCCTTGTCTCCGTACACCTCGACAAGCTGGTCTTCTTCTGGCGTCCGCGTCCAACCGTCAGGGATCGGCAGCGTGTACTCCGTCTGCCAGAACCACGGGATAAAGATCGGCAAGTAGTCGCTCGATCCAGTAATCGCCGCCTTCCACCGCCGATAGAAATCGTTGTTCACGCCATTGGCGGTCGACTCGACGATGACTTCCGTGTTAGGCAACAGCGGCACCGTCTGACCGAGGCCAGCCCAATGCGCCTCCGGCGTCGGCCAGTATGCGTACTCTGATGCGTGCAGATACTGCGCCGTACCCGACCGCCCCGTCTCGCGCGTTCCCGCCGTCGCAACTTCGTAGCGACTGTCGAGCAGGTCGAACCAGAGTTCCTTCGCATTCGCAGCACCAGTCGACGGTCTGAATTCTGGCGGCGTGTTCTCGTGAAACCTGATCGCCATCGCGTACAGGTTGTCACTCGCCCGCTGCTCGTGAGCCACGACGTACGCTTTGGCCCCAGCACGGTGTTTCAACCGCCAGTTAAGGCGCCCCTGAATGTAGGTTGAGATGCCCTGCTGCCGACCTTTGAGAATGATCGCCCGCACCCAACCCTTTTCTTTCAGTTGACGCTCGATCAACTCGTGGACATGCAACTGCGCCCGGTTGAGCTTGAACGGCACAAGCTCGCCGCTCTTCGAAAGCACACGCTGAAAAACGTACGCGTAGAAACGGTAGTCCTTCGCACCACGTCCTACGACGTCGGCGGTGTCAAGTGTCACACGCTCACTCGGGCCGTCCATAAGCCTCTAGATGCACAACGCCCAACAGAACATCACGACAACGAACGCAGCAACTGCGAATGCAACCGCATCTGGCAACCGACTTGTCCGCCTCAGCGGAGCATCGAATAAATCATTCGCCAGATTCACTCTCGCTATCCCTGAGTGGATTGCGTCAACTCCGTGTCGTACTGCTCTGCGAGCAATCTCCATTTCGTCTCCCACTCGTTCTCTGCGCCGTCTTCGTCCAGACCATACGTCTTTCTTTCCAGCGGTACGAGTTTCGCAAGCACGTTCGCAAGTTTGTCCACCGCTCCGATCCTCGACTGCATCGTCGCCGCCTCGATTGCTGCCCTGACTTCCTCTTCGTCGAGCCCTGCGTCCGCCCCGATCTGGATCAGCCGCTCCCTTGTCAGGCCTTTCCTCTTCGCAACCGACAGACTCATCAGTTCACTGACAAGTGTCGTCCAAATTTCCCGCAGTTGGAGCATCGAAGACTTGTGGCGCTCTACTACGTCCGCCACGACTTCCGCCGCCGCCTCGACTGCGTTCTTCGCGAAACCTGTTGCACTCTCCAGCCGCCTGTTGTACTCGCGCTCGATGATCTTCGCCCGCGTTGCCAGCCGCACAGAATCCGTCAGGTCGCGCGTGATCCCGTGCTTACGCATGTGGCGACTGATGTTCGTGGTCGAGACGCCGTACTTCGCCTCAAGAGCGGCCAGAGTCAGCCGCCCCATCCGGTACTCGACTTCGATCGGATCCCAATCGATTGGCCTACGACCGGGCCGGTGTTTCGGTTTCTGCTGTGCCATCCTCTTTCCTAATTTCCGCCGCCAACTTGCGGAGAATTTCACCTCTTGCGGAGCATGCGGGAACCGTAAAGACCGCTCCGCCGCTACTTGGTGATTCGATCAGCATCCGGATTTCTCCGGCGACCGTCTCCTCGACGCTCACTCTCCATCCGCTTGGCAGCATCTTTCTTCCTTTTCTCCGCCTGATACACCGCAGCGTGCGCCTCGTACCTTGACCAGAATTCAGGCCACAGTGGCCACCGTTCCGGAACCGCCGTTGCCGCTGCTGCTGCGATGATGATCTCGATCACGCCACCCTCCAGTTACATGTCACACTGTCATATGTCTTGACTTTTCTGCCGCGTTGCGTTAGATTTCTCACCGCTGGCAGATGTTCTGCCAACCGCGCCTCGTGGATCAGGGGCTGGAGGCTAGGATGATCGAATCACTGCGTTACAAGAGAGACGTTGCTGCTCAGGCACTGAAAGAACTCAGGTTTGCCGCCTTATCGGCGTCCGAGTCAAGCCCAGACCCAAGAGAGCGCGCCATTGCGCGCGCATACGCCGACGCCGCCCTCGCGGCGATGGGGGACGTCTCTAACGACGCGATCAACGATCTGCTCGCCGCTGACGAACCCGACCAATACGAGCCGTAACTTTCCAAGGCGCCGAATGCCCGCCAACCGGCGGGCTTTTTTTTGCCTAGACGGACCGGTCCGGGCCAGCCGTCTCCTTCGCCTTCCCAATCGCACCGCAGATCGCCTCGGCCACCTGCTCGTCTGGACTCCCCGGTTGCGCTACTACTGCAACCGCGACTTCGTCATTGCCATACTCGGTGAGGTGCAGGACGTGCGGCTTGCTCCCACAGCCTGCGCGCCCGGTAACGTAGACCGTCACCGCCATTCTCCTGCCGTCTCTCCATAACAGCACGGCATTAGCGCCATATGCTGTATCTCCATCCGGCAGTGGCACAACACGTAGTGCCCGCAGGTTTACGACTGCAGTGCCCTTGTCGTACTCGACCGCGATCTCGTCGGAGTAGGCGAGAACTGCAAACGCCGAAACCAGAAACACGACAAGCGCGCCGACCCGCTGGATCAGTTTCATTTGATCCTCCAACCGACCTCGACCGCAGCGACACCTGACGATCCGCCTACAGGCGGCAGCGCCCTCAACGTCACCGACGCATCGCCGACTCTGAACCGGCACACAATCCCTGCAGCAGGTAGTACAGCCTTGCCCGGATACCCGGTCGCTGCACCGACGAACACGCCTGCACTCACCGGTCCAAGCTTGACCGGCTCTAGGTCAAGCAACGCGTACGTGCTGCCCCTTCCCCACGAGTTCCGGTAGACCCCGAACTGCGCGTTGCCGAGTTTGACACCTACACCAGGATTCCTCTCGACGTACGGCTCCCCGTCGCCCCTGATCCGGTCGCCATGCCTGCTGCCAATGTGCAGCACCACCTCCGACGCCGCGACCGGCAGCGGCAACAGGGCAGCAGCAGCGAGGATCAGCCGGATCATGAGAACACCAGCAGCAGCGAAACGAACACGACCGCGAGCCAGAGGCAACCGATTGCCTCAAGGTGCTCGTCGTAACTCATTGCGTGGCGCTCGCGTACCTGATCGACCGGTCAAGATACGAGATCTCGAACCGCCACCCTTCGATCGTTTCGTTCAGATCCTCGATCAGGTTGTCCATGCACTCTTCACACTTGCAGCAGTTCCGCAATGCGAGTCCAACCACCGCCTCCACCTGATCTGCGGTCATCACGCCGGTAG